AAGGGTATCGCAGACGCTCGTGTTAAACAATACGATAAAAGAAACAAGCGTAGTGTTTGGTGGGTTGGTCCCAAGGCATTCCCCGAAGCGCATTTTGCAGTCTTTCCCGTCGAACTGATTGAGCCTTGCATCCTCGCAGGCTCGCCGCTGGGTGGGTTGGTCTTCGACCCCTTCGGTGGTGCTGGTACCACAGCGATAGCGGCTATCAAGCATGGTCGCAACGCTTTGCTGTGTGAGTATTCCCCCGATTATGTTGAACTGGCACACAAACGAATCCTCGGCTACATACAAGAACTCGGTCTTGACAAAACAGACAGGGAGTGGTTGTGATGCCACGAAAGTGTTTGCGTAAGTGTGACGGATGCGGGCGTATCGTTGATGCACCGAGTACCTCCCACTACTTCCGTATTGATGGTGTTAGAATCCGGTGTGGGCGACAAAGAATACACCGAGAATGATTGTGGGTTTATATTCTGTGTACGATGCCTTTATATCCCTGCCCCCGAATGCCATACTATGAACGAATACCCCTTAAGCGACAACTTGCGACAACGACTCATTCTTGGTGTTATTGAAGTGATGGAGTCGAATGATGAAAACAGTCCGAACTCCCAAGTGGAGCATGGTTTTGAAGTTGACGGACGCACTATTGTTGCCTCGATTAAAATATCCGAAGTACCAAAGGTGAAGGCATATCGGAATCGTGATTGGTTATACGAAGAGTACACCACCAAAGGTCGAACTATGCAGGATATTGCAGACCAATTCAATATCACCCCAATGAGCATCCACCAATGGCTCAAGAAGTTGGACATTGACACCCGACCTCGTGGTCGATTTAAGACAGAATAACTACCTTTATATGCCCACAAGACAAGGGTATATTGAGGCAGACAGATGATTGTTGAACAGAAGGGCAAGAACGATGTGGTCGTTCGCTATCGTGACGAAAATGACAAGCGACAGGAAACTGTCATAAAGAAGTTCACTCCTTATTGTTATGTCACGGAAGAAGATGCCAAGTACATTCACGGCTACAAGAAGACCGGTGGGTACACCGGCGTATTCAAAACCCCTCTCGTCAAGATGGAAGGACATACGACTTGGGACATTCGTGACCTAACCAAGACCGGACAGACATGGGAAGGGAATATCCCCTTCACCAACCAAGCCCTCACAGCAAGAGTCAAGAATGGTGACAAACCATTCGCATCCTACAACCATCGTGTTTGGTACATCGACGGAGAATGGAAGACCACGACCGGCGAAATCACCATGCTCTCGGTGTACGATAGTTTTACCGAAAGACTTTACTCGTGGGCTGTCATGCCTATGGGTATTGGAAAGGGAAAATACAAGCAGATGATTGACGCAAACCAAAACCGCTACACCTACGACACACCCGTTGTTATCTTTGACACCGAGGCTGAACTTTTGTCACACTTCGTCAATTTCATGCGAAAGCAAGACCCCGACATTATCACCGGTTGGTATGTCACGGGTGCTGACATAAAGCAAATCATTGAACGGTGTGGCAAGGTCGGTGTTCGCGCTTCCACTATGTCGCCAATGAACAAGTTGCGCTACGAGTACAAGGATTGGTCGCAACCAATCGTCGGTCGCAACATTATCGACCTACGCCTCGCCTTCCCTAAGTTGTGGGAATTGAAGAATGGTAAGTTGCCCAACTACAAGTTGGACGATGTTGCTTGGGAAGTGTTGGGGGAAAAGAAAGTGGAACTGCCCGATGGTCACGACACCTACTACTCCGACCCTGTGTTGTATTTGCACTACAACCGAAGAGATGTGGAGTTGCTACCGAAGTTGGACAAGTTGGTCAACGCATTGGAATACTTCATCGCTGTACAGCACATCGCACAGTGCGAGATTCGTTCGACACCCCACATCACGCAGGTATTCTCTTGTCTTGCTTTGAGCGACCCGCACTTCAAAGAGCAGTTGCCGAGCCGACCAATGTTTGACGCAACAGCATACGAAGGTGCCATCGTCATGGACGGTGAGCAGGGCGTGTATCAAAACATAGGTATTTTTGACATAAAAGCAATGTATCACAGCAACGCAGAACTACACAACATTTCTTGGGACACCTTGGACGAAGGTGGAAAGGATTGCGGGAATGGTAGTTGTTTCACACAGGATGAGAAAGGATTGCTTGTTCGACAGATGGATAACATGACCGTTTTGCGTGACCACTACAAGGGTTTGATGAAGGGGGCCAAGACCGACGCAGAAAGGGTCCGATACGATGCCTTACAGTACGCTACAAAGTCCTTGGTGGCTTCCATGTACGGAGTGGCGGGTGACTCCAAATACGGGCTGTATCACCCCGCTATTGCATCAGCAATCACATACACCTCTCGACAAACCCTACTGAAATTGGCGGCAGTTGCCACCGATATGGGTCACGAAGTTGTGTACGGCCACACTGATTCTGTCATGTGTCGAGTTGCCTCACCCGAATTCGGTATCGCCTCCGTCGAAAAGATGAACGAGGCTATGGCTCCCATCATCGTGCAATTTGAGAAGTGGTCGGAGTCCTTTCTGTTGATGCAGAAGAATCGGTACGCCGGATTGGTTTCTTGGACTGATGGGGAATATCACGAATCAAAGCGTTATGTTAAGGGAATAGAACTCAAGCAGTCGAGGATGCCTATTGTGATGAAAAGTGCCATGGGTTCCGTGATTGATGGTATCTTAACAACCCAAAAAGAATCCGAAGTGACAGAAACGCTGTCAACTCTCATCGAAGGAATTATGGAAGGTAAATTCCCCGACGAAGACTTGTGCATGAAGGGTAAGTTGACCAAGGACTTGGCCGCATATACCAGCGTTAGTGGTTCAGCCGCAGGCGCACAGTGGGCCAACCGTGTGTTGGGTAAGGGTTATCGAGGTGGTGATTATTTCCTTTGTAGTATTGACAAGAAAGGCAACTACATCGCATTCGACAACCCATCCGAGATTGAGGGAATCACTGAGATTGGCCGACAAGTCATGGTCGAGCGTTTCATCCTTAACAAAGTAAAACCCTATTATCAAGTGGTGGATTGGGACATCGAACCGCTCCACCGAGCCATGAACGGCAAATCTAAGGTGCTATGGTTGTGAGTGGGTTTATAAGACATGAATACATGGGAAGGATTGAGAGAAGATGGCTAACGGCGTCCGACCTATAAAGAAGATGAGTGCGAATCAACTAACGCAAGCGTTGGTTGAGCAGAATGCACGACTGCACATGCTATCGACTGCTGTCGGAAACGACATGCAACGAGTCAATGTGGTGTTGTTCACACTGTTGAAAGAACTTGGCTTCGCTGATGAGAAGACCTGTGACAATTGTGGTACTGTCAACATGCGACCTATTCTTAGGGGAATAGAAATTGACCCTCACTGCGTCGAATGTGGTACTCGCATTGACCCGATGGACGACGAAATCTTCACCGACCCCGACATTATGGATGCCGACGATGGTGAAGAATAACCCTTAAATAACAACTCAGGGGTCAACATAACATAGGCGATTTAATATGGCACGAAATAACACAGTATCGGCAACATTCACTATGGCAGAAGGTGACGGGGCAGGTTCCTTTAGCGAAACACTAAGCGCAAGCGCATTCACAAGCGGCGATGCAATCATGCTTCAAGGAAATGTAGGGAATGGCTCAGAAGTGCAATATGTCTTGTCTGACTACGGAGTAGCACAAGCAGACGGTGTTTATTTTGAGAATCGTGATTCAACGAACTTCATCACTCTTTCTCTCCGAAGCGGTGCGGGTTCCGGCAACAACGAAGCATCTTTGAAGATTGCACCATTGGGTGTTTTCTTGGTTCGTTGCGACGACTCTCAAACCGCATTGACTCACATCGGTATTCAAGCAGATACCGCCGCTTGCGACTTTGTTCTTTGTGTTGCGGAGTGATTATTTTGCCAAGACAAAACCTCGACAGGCTCCAAGCCATGTGCAAGGAAGCAGGTAAAGTTATGCCTAAAGCATGGCCCGAAGGTCTTATTGGTGTTGGGCCGGATATGCGGAACTTCGTCAAGGTACAGGAAGTTGAGGCAAAAGCACCTGTCGTGAAGGCACCTTCCAAGAAGCCTTCTGCTAAGAAGACTGAGTGAGCCATAGTCGCTCAATAGGAACCCTTATAAGGCTCCCTGCCTATGTATATACATGGGCGAAGACAAGAACTCCACATACAATCCAATCGAGGTCACAGATGAACTGTGCCTTCGTGTTAGCAAGTCTTCGTACACACAGTACGCTATGTGCCCACGACAGTATTGGTGGAACAAGATTGCCCTACCGGACTTGCAGTTTAGGTCCAGCGATGCCGCCATTCGTGGTAGTGCTATCCATCAAGTGATGGAGGATGCGCTACGGGAAGTGAGTAAAGACAAGACTTTGCTCGTTGCCGAGTTCGACAGCAATACTTTGGCCGAACCCTTTTCACGCCACGCTGTCGCTCAAGGTGTTCAAAGCGAAGTAGGTGTTGACTCCCTTTGTGAGATTCTTGGTGAAATCGCCGATGCTTGGGGCCACATTGAAATTGTCGAACTTGAAGACAAACACACCATCCCCCACACAATCGAAGTCTTGGTACCTAACGAGGCCGAGGATGGCGTCGATACCATCACCTATCCTGTGGAACTGGTTGGTATGATTGACGGCGTTTTCCGACACCCCGACGGCCACCTCGTTGTTGTTGAATTGAAGACTGGCAACGCTAACATGAGCAAGTTGTCCCGTACTCGTGGGGAACTATGCTACTACCGCAAGTTGTTGATTCTCGCAGGCTACGACGAACCAACCCACTTCTTGACCATCTTCCCCGACGCAGACGACGCAGACTTTATGCTTAAGTTGGAAGGGAAAAGAAACACCGAGATTTACTACGGCTTAGTGCAGGGTATTGGTGTGTACGAGAAAATCAACACCCGTAGTATCACTGCTATGGAGAAGAAGTTAAATAACTCCGTACACGGCATTATGACCCAGCAGTGGCCTATCAAGTGGAACGAATACTTTTGCACCGAATGGTGCGACTTCCATTTGTCGTGCAACGAAGAACTCATTGGAGTGAACAACGATGAATTGTAAAAAGTGTGAGAGTGGAAGAATTAAGACAGAAATAATGTGGCGTGTGACCGGACAGGAGGGCCAATCGCCACAATCAATTGAGATACACAAATGCGAAGGATGCGGAAACCAATGGTCAGCCAACCAATCTTAACATTCCCCCGTGAAATCGGACTTAAGCGTAGTGCTTGTACTTCTCGTGATGCTTTCCTCTCGTATGTTCGTGGCTTAAATGGTAAAGCAAACCTTTACACTTCTTTGTACTCATTCCGTGACAAGGACGCTAATGCACCATGGAAGTTCGACGCTTCCTCGGCCATTATCGACCGAGCATGGTGGGACTTTGATGAGGGCGACAAAGGAGGAATCGAAGCGGTCAAGAGTGAAGTTCGTGTGCTTCTCTCTCGATTGGCCGGAGATGTTCGAGTCGTGGCAACGGGTCGAGGGTTCCATATCCATCAACTATTCTCCCGTCCTGTTATGGGCAATGCAATGCACAGGAATTTGGCCCGATACCAAAGACTGATGTGTGATGGACTCAAGACTCTTGACGGCTTTGCTTTCCCCGCTAAATTAACCCGCATACCAAACACCTTCAACACCACTCGTGGTCGATGTGCAGTGGTCATTCCTCCGACGGCTTTGATGGATGATTCGTTTAAGATACCCAACAAACCACAACAACTGTGGAAGCAGTTCTGTCCTTTCTTTGGAGAACCTAACCACAGTGATTTTGACTTTGTGTTGTGGTGTAGCAACAACCCCGAACCCGAAGTTCAATTGGAAACCTTCACTGGCGACATTGAGTTGGCTGGGGAAGTACCAATCATGCCCTGTTTGCAGAAAGCAATTGGAGTTCCCAATCCTACTCACCCTGTTCGGGTCGCTCTTGTACAACACATGTCACAGGAATTGCGTTGGTTCGCAGACCCAGCAAGTCTAACTGCTGAACAGAAAAGTTCAATTGAAGAAACGATTTTCCAATACATAAAATCATTAGGTTGGCGAGACTTCAACGAGTACCGCACAAGGCAAGGCATAAGAACAAATCTCCAATATGAGAATGCTCCGTCTTGCCGCTGGTATGACCTTCGGGGTATGTGTGAAGGTAAGTGTTGGAAATACGATGGAACGATAGGTTCTTAGAGGATAAGTAGGGTCGCAAGGATAATGCTTCTTATAGACCACCGTGAGAACAGTAAGTTGATTCACAAGTTGCTCGTCAAGATGGGTGATGCTAAAACAGACCCCAGTGGTGAGGCGCAGGTGTTGACTATGAAGTCAGCAGATTATGTTCTCGGTGATTGGGGAATTGAGGCAAAAGAAATAAACGACTTGTATCGGAGCATCCTCGGTATCGGACGCTCTCGTACTATTGTCGGACAACTAAATGACTTGTGTGCTACCTACGAGAAACCATTCCTTGTCGTGTACAATACGGAACTCAAACCTTGGTTCCACGGTCGCAGACCATCGGCAAAAGAATTAGGTGAAGAGCGTAGGAAGATGGCCGCAGTGATTAACTCATTCAAGTTGACCATGCACCAACGATTCCCAAACCTACACTTCATGCAGTTGACCACGATGGATGATTTTGTTGAATGGTTGTACACCAACCACCGACAAAATGTTATCGCAAAAATAAAACCACCCAAGGCCCACATACCGGAGCAACCTGTTATCACAAACGACGATGATAGGCTCAAGGTTCTCATGGGTTGCGGTGTCAATAGAGAACAGGCAACCGCCCTCCTAATCAAGTATGGTAGTATTCCCATTATACTTCAAAAGAAGACTCGACAGAAAGACATGGTTGCTTGCGCCAATATCACAAGCAAACAGGCCAAGCGTATCTTGAGTCTTCGCAAGGACTATACGCATCAGTAAGGTGTGAATCCAAGCGACTGCGTGTTGATTGCCTTTACGCTGAATCTTTGGAAGTTCACCTTAATGTCGTGAATAACCAACGAGGAAAACGAACCATCGTCGTTGCCGGAACCCGGAGTTCTCTTCAACTCAATATCAATCGAGTTGCCTTTGATTCCTGCTCCGGTCAATGTTGTTGCGCCAAAAATAGTCACATCTCTTCGGTCGGCCCCACCGCTTAGTTGGAATGTTCTCGTAGCCGAGTTCGTAGTTCCAACCACGGTTGCCTTGGCCGTTAGTTCAGCAGTGCTTCCGATGGCACCGAATGAGTATGTTGCACTGACGCTGATGATTTCGTCCGCAACATCGTCGGGTACTTTTACCGTGATGCTATGTGTTTGGGTAAATCGGTTGCTTCCTTCGGGTGTCACTATACCTGTGAAGACCATTCCTTCCGAAGATACGACCGCAGTCGAAGAAGTGGCTGAAATGGCATCTCCCAGCCCGTCCACAGGCCTTTGTGTGTTGATAGGTGGTGCAACCCTCGTTTGACCGAGAAGGCTCAAGGATGAGCCGGAAACGCCATTATCGTTCATGTTCATTCTTCCGGAAATCTTACCATGTATTCCGGAAGCCAAAGCATTCGCTCCAATTCTCGATTGGAAAGACCCGCCAGCACCCAAGTCACCTCTTCCGCCTTCATATTGTCCGGGAGTGACAGCGGTGCCACCGACAGGTCCGCTCGATGGTGGTACTATTGGTGGTGGTGTTTGTGGTCGTCCGCTATCTCCACCGCCGACAGTGCCACTACCCGAACCCTGCCCTCTCCCTCTTGCGACGGAGGGGTACAAGTACGAAGCAAGTCCACCAGTCTCTTTGGTTTGGTCACGGTCAAGTTCCAAAATCACCTGTTCAATATCCCGCCCATCCACAGTCCAGTTGATATTCTTAATCACCATAGGCTCCGCCGAAAGACCAAGCCCAACATCAGTCAATGCTACTGTGGTCGCAGGTCGCCACCTAACATCGGGTACGATGTGTATTCGTGGGCAGTACCAAACATTTCTCACACCAAACAGTCCGGACATGTTATCGTATGCTCGCAGTCCAAGAGGGAAGATGCTCGCCGCACTTGTGCTTGTGAAATTTGAGGGTCCGGCGTTTGCGATATTGTGAGCGTTGTGTAGGATGCCGGATGCTGTCGGGTCGCCACATCGGTGATACAGAAGACCTTTGAGGTATTCAACATTTACCGAAATAGTCATTCGGGCACCCGAAGGTTGAGAGGCCCAATAATTCGATGGTATCTCAATTTCATAAAAACCACTTCGCTTAACATCTTTTGTCTTAAATTTATTAGACGCTCCCGTGTTAGCCAGCGTAGGGGAGAATGCCATTGTCTGTCCGCCGTGTGCCGTGAAGGTGCTTACGGTGGTAGTTAGTGATACATCGGTGACTCCGATTGTGAACTCAGCGTTTTCAATGTCGGTACCACTTTGTCCGTTTTTTAGGGCGACCCAAATTCTCAAGTCGTCATTGCTACCGTCACTCTTGGTAGGCATACCGCTTGGGATATGCACAATCTGTACTGCTTGACTAACGCTGTGTGCCCCCCACCACCAATAGGAAGATGCGTAGGTGTGTGTCGAGTCTGCGGCTGTGCTTGCGGCGGCGATGAATCCTTCACCGTAGCGATTCCTTTTGAGCAGGTCTGTATCTGTGGTTCCCAAATGACCATCGAGAGCGTTGCACATACCGTTGACAAGAGTACCGTTCATGGCCGACCACTGTTGATTGAAATTTTGTGATGCGGCAGGGTAGCCCGAACCGAAAGCATACTGACCCATGATTGGTCGCTCGGTGTGTCGGGTCGGGTCGGCTACATATCCGTACCGCCCCTTCTCCAACATAATGTCTTCCGAGTCAACTTCTCTTATCAGTTCACCCTGTACCTTAATTGTCTTTGTTTTGGCCTTATAGTATTCCTCTTGTGCTACGAGGTTTGCCTCTTCTTCGGAGTTAATCTCCGACTGTTCGACAATCATCCATCGGTAGGTTTGGTCGAGGCTCGGTGCTGGGAAGTCGGAGAATGATGCCCCATTGTTGTAGTACACTCGTACATTGGTTATCTGTTGACCCATGTTAGCGTTGAGACTGTTGACCTTGAGGATTGCTCGGTTTAGAACCTCGCCGGAGTTGTAGGTAGGTCGGATTTCAAGTTTGTTATCTCGTCCCATTTGGTATGTTATGGGTATTCTTTTCCCAAACTCATAACCAATTCCCGATGCTTCGGTTGACTCTCGGATGATTGAGTAAATCGACTTGCCGCCCCGTCCGTCGTATATCCCACCGAACGAATCGAACTCGCTATCCGTTCCGTCAATGGTCATGTTTTGGTACATTGGTATTGAGCCAATATCATACCAACAGGAAACCGAAGATTGGGTGAGCCATGTGTCGGACAGGTTGAAGTTCCAAAGGAATCTAATTTTATCGTTAATCCAATATGTTCCAGTGTTGGGGCTGACTGCGTAGCCTTCGTTTCGCATGAGGAAGCGAAGAGCATAGCGAGGTGCCACTGAACCCATGACTACGACTTCATCGTATGCCCCACTATTGCCGGAACTTCCGGGTAGGTTGACTGCGATTGTTGCCGTTGACCCTGCGGCCTTAATCACATCGTCCATCTGTATTCCCTCAAGCAAAGAGATTGCTTGTTCTGCCGAGTAGTTGCTCGCCGCATCGGACTGTGTGTAAATGCCGTACAACTGTTGTGGGATGCTGATACTATCGTTTGAAGCAACATCAACTCTTGAACTACCTGTTTCTGCGGAAGGTGTTCCGGCAATGGTTATCGCCGTGGCAGTCACACTTGCGATTTGGGCAACCCACTTCGCTGTGACATTTCTAACTCTCATTCCGGCTTTGACTCCATCGACCACAAAGTCTGCACCACTACAAGTGATAACGATTGGGGTTGCGGTGTTTGCGCTTGTCGCCGATTCAACCACACCTGTCGATAACTTGCCGTCGTAGGTGTACCAAAATATCTCAAACGATGGGTTGGTCCCGTCCACATCTCTCGATGCTTTGATTTTGCCGTAGCCTTCTGTCGGGAAGTCTGCGACAAGACTCGTTGATGGTTTAGTTTCAATCACGGTGTCACCGGTCACGATTGTTCGATTGAGTTCTGCGCTTGCGTTGACCCATCTTCGGAAGTTCGGATGGGTAGCGTATGGACCTGCGTTGTTAATGTTTGTACTTGCGGCTTGCGCCCAATAGTTGTCCATCAATACGGGGAAGCCATGGTACTCGGTTTCGTAGTCACCTACGCTCACCGAGCCACCGCTCGATTGTCCAACCTTTCCTCCGTTAATAAAAGTATTGAGGTTAAAGAACTTAGAGCAGTCATAGACCAACAGCGCACCAGCCTTGTCGTGCCAGTCGTTAAGGTTGGTCAACCTGCTATCGACAACCTGCAATTTCTTGAAGAATACTCCGGTTGCGCTGTATGGTTCGGTCACATCTTTGTAGGTTGTTTTTAGGAGAATATCAGCACTGCTAACTGATTCGACTTCATGCGTACCAGCATAATTGGTGGCGTTGAAGATTGTGATAAAGTCGCCGTTAGCGAGATTGGCGGCGGCGGTGGCATCCTTGGCGTACAAAGTTATCTTGGTTCCACTCGATGCCGAAACGATTGAATTGCCACCTACATTTCTTGGTTCTCTTGTCGCTTCATCAACCAGTGGTCTTGACCACGGTGCAAGTGTTGTTGGCTCCAAGGTACTGTCGAGTTCCCAAATGTCAACATCGCTACCAATCTTGAGGGAAGTGAATGAATCGTAAGACCCCTCATCATCTTTTTGGTCTGTGAATGATATTGAAACATCGTAGTTGTCCGGTACCGGTTTCAAAAGCCCCCACGACTTCTTCCTAAACCCACCATCGGCATTTGCGTCGCCGTTATTCCTCATGTCAGCCCACTGCAACCAAATGTGTTTGTAGTCCTTGGATATGTCAAGGGTATATATGTTTTCACCGCTTCCGTGGTCGATAGATAAGCCCTCGACGCCGATGAGATAATGGTTGCCATCCACTGCCGGAGATAGGAAGCCTGTGTAGGAGAATGTGTCATGGAAGCCTGCGGCGTTTTTGATTTGCCCTACACCATTCTTGGCCGAACTGTCAATGAAAGACGACGATACTTTGATTGTCCCAGCATTGGCTGTGAATGCTTCTTGGGTAGTACCTGCGTCTGTGAAATCCCTACCATAGATACCGAAGTGTCGTTGGAACCAAGCCGACTCTTGGAGTTGCCTCATCCAAACGGCGTGTTGGTCACGAGCCGTCAAATCTTCTGCCGCCAAGGTTATTTTTCCCTTTTCAATAGTGAACTCGGTGTCGCTGGTGACGGCACTAAACGCCGCAATCAACCTGTCTGTTTTAACATAAAACTTACCACCAAATTCTTCGGTGGCAGAAACCTTATAAATACCACGATAGACAACTCCTAAACCTGTTGCGGTACTTGGTATTGTGATGAAGTCGCCCGTGTCAAGACCGGTGCCATCTGCCCGTGTTGGGCGTACTGTGAATTTTAAAATCACATAACCGGACTCTCCGTTTGTTCGGGGGTATGTTGACTGTATTCCTTGTAGTGTTGCGGTCGTGTTGGGAACATAGTTTAGGCTGGTGATTGTGAGTCGTTGTCCGTAGTTGGTGATTGGCGCAGAATGCCCCGTAGCGTCCACATGGCTCACCACTGCGTTTGTCTTGTTGTGACTGTCGAAGAAAATCAAATCCGGCCTACTGCTTGTGGTGTAGGAAGTTCCGGTATGGGCCAAGATAACTTCTGTGCGGTTAGCACCACTTTGGGTGTACTCGTTGATACCGGCGACCTCGTAGCCGTAGTAGTCCTGTTCGACATTGTTCGGACCAAAGGCATCTTCGTTGTTGTACATTTGGATTGGGTGCGCCGTATTAAGTCGGGTTCGTTGTCCCTCCAATTCCTTGTAGCCACTTTTTGCTTCAAATCCAATCGTCGCATTTGAGTCTTCCAATCGTGCTACTCCCATGAACATTGAATCGGACAGCAAAGCCACCTCTTCTTTTCGTGCAAGCACTTGGTCACTGTTGCCAAGGCCGATTTGTCCAAATTCCCAAGAAGACATTTGGCGGTCCAAGATAGAAAGGGAGTCCCTCGCTTGGAGTTGTATTTCCCTTGAGCGTTGTGATGCCGATTGCGTCACACTCACTGATTCAATAATCCCATTCCACAGTGGTCTGTGTATATTGTTGTTGAACATCAGTAGTCGCCAGTCTGTTATATCGTCGCTTACAAACCATGGCGTTAGATTTTGTTCTGTGTCGTCGTCAAGAATTGTTATTGAGGCACTGCTAACACCGTTTGTTGGCATGGAGCAAGTGAAAGATGCGACAGGTGCGGGGTCTGTTGTGTAGTCAGTCAGTGGGCGCATCAAAGCCCATCGGTCAATCATGGTCGCAACTACACACTTATTGTTTGCACTGCTGTTGGGTACTACGAACATTTCCCATCCGGTCAGTTCGCTTGCTTTGAATGCGGCAGAAGTATCGGTATTGTTAGCCATAGTATAACCGGAAGAATAAGAGCCTCCGGTTGGGTTGGTTGCGGTGACTTCTGTTCCTTCGTGGAAAACCTTGTACTTGTTCGTACCGTAGTCAATTCTAAACTCCAAATCATACCACACATCAAGGTTTGGGTCACGATTGTCTTGTCCACCAATCCAATCTGTGTGGTAAAGATTCTCATTGCCACTAAGTCCTGTTCCTGCGTGAGGAATGAATGTCCAATTGATTGCCGGTGTACCACCACCACTACCGGCAGTACCAAAGGAGGTCGAAGTTGGGAAGCCAATCTTCAAATTGTATTTGACTTGCGCTCCCGACTCGGTTGATTCGTCGGGTATGTTTGAGGCAAAGGCAAGCATCGCTTGACTACACATACGGATGCTGAAAAAATCTCCTGTGGATTTGCTGTTAAGATTCTTGGAAGATGCGATAACCGGTCGGAATGCTCCGCTCGGTGCCGAGTTGTTGATTTGGTTTGCTGTGTCGTCAGCGAGATAAGTCGTCACGCACAAAAATGGCTTACCGGCGTTGCTTTTTATCGGCTTAAAAATAACTTCGGGATTATTAACATGGGCCGCAACTTCGGCACCGGAGGTTCCGTTGTACGCATTGGGTTGTATTCGTTCACCCATCCAACAACCTGTTAGGTGAGCGTGTTGCATGAAGTCGGGAAGGGTACCAGTGCTGATTCTTCCGGACTGCAATTTGAACCAATTGCGCCCGTTCCAATTATATTTGGTTGTTCGACCAAATGTGGAATCCGTGTCACCAGTAGGAATGTAGTAGCGTTGTGAGGTATCGTAGGTCGAAGACATAATCATGTACGAATCGTCGCTGTTATTATTGCCTGCTTTGTTGTATCTCACACGGTTAGCGTTGACGAGTGTGTTAGGATATTGATTCTGCGCTCTCCCAGCCCATTTCTCGCCCATTCCGAGTCTAATAGGGTCAAGGGTAGCCCAGCGAAAAATACCGTCGTTAGAGGCCAAGTAGTTGGACGAATTTGAGAACTCGCTATTATTGGCTCTATCTCGTATCGACCATCGGTATCGAGGATTGATTGTCGCCTCGCCGTTTAGAATGTTGCCGTGATGTGTTTTTGTTGCATCATAGGTACCAGTCGTTGACGGTTGGTTGCCGTCGTCTGTGATAACCTTTGACCCAAGGAAGTCTTCGTAGGAGCCTGCGAGCCAAAATCCGTATTTGCTTGTTGCTGTTCTTGACATTTCTCTCACTTCTCTATCTATGCTTGCTGAACATTCAAACCACGGGCTTGTAGTTGCTTCATCACTTCTTTTGTGATTTCGCTTGCGGCTTGTGTGGTCGTCATTCCGGTGAAGTTGTTTGTCATAATAACTTCCGTGGTGTTGATAAGTGTTTCCACACCCTTGTTCACCACTTGCTTCACCATATCTCCGGTCAAGTTGCCTTTGGACAACCCGAAGAACATTTCTTCACGGGCGTTGCTAAACTCAAACGCCGCTTCTTTGGCCGCTTCTATTGGACCAATGATATTTTCTTGGACGCCGGTTCCAAAGTTTCGACCGAAGTCACCACCTGTGCTGTCTGCAAACTCCGAAAGTCTGTCCAAGAACTCTTCCATCGAATCGGCTTCTTGGGCTATTTCCTGCACAGCACCTTGGAACTCTTCGGGTATCATAGAAAAAGCGTCGGCGGTGACGGTGGTCATGTCTTGTATTTCTGTGAACGCCGCCGAATCGCCCTTGCTCAAAAACATTCCAACAAACGGGGTCATTTTTTTATTTCGAGCATAAAGTTGTTGACCCTTTTCAAACCAACCATAGTTATCTTCTGCGTTTTGTAGTTCATCACCAAGTTCTTGCGCCCCCTTTACTTGGTCGAAT